CTTCTTCGACTTCTGTTTCAACATCAATAGTATCAGTTGAAGCCTCAGCTACCTCTTCTGTTTCAGCTGGTTCATCTTCCACAAGTTCCTCTTCTACTTCTAACTCCAAAGCACCCTCAGTACCAATATCTCCGATGAACTCGTCAATTTCGGTCCAAGCATCGTTTAAGTCGTCTGCGACTGCACGAAGTGCTTCAGTGGCTTTAACGCCTAATTTTCTCCCATCTTCGCCTCTGAGCATAGAAATAGCTTTTGCTCGGGCTACTAAGTCATCCAATGCAGCAAGCACATCTTTGACTTCTTCAGAGAAAGACTTGCTGTCTTCCTGTGAAACTTCTAAATCTTCGTCTGACTTTTTCTCGTCTTCATATTCTTTCATACAGTTACCTCCATTACCATATTTACAGTTGCCTTTGCCTTTAGAATCAGATTTTTTACCGTCTTTAGCACAAGGGCCACCTTCGTTATATTTACAAGATTTCATCTCATCTTCGTCATCTCCATAACTCTTAGAACCACAGTTGCAATTACAAGATGAAGATTCTACTACTACTTCTTCTTGTTCACTTTTTACTTCTGTAATTTCTTTAAGAAGTTCTGTGTTAGATTTAATTGCAAGAGTATATGTATCTTGATTAGCTCCAACAAGAACAGGAGAAACTTCATAAACAGTGAGGTCTTTTAATAACCTAGCATTTGTGTCATCACCATCGCTGTCTTTGGTTTTTGAAAATTCTGAGTCGTTAACTTTATAGCCGAATGACCATTGTTGCATATCGCCCATATTCTTAACTAGATTGTAAGCTTCTTTACCAGACTCTGTGTCCATAAAGAACTCACCTTTAAAAACTGCTTTATCATCATCTTGTGAAATTGTACCTTTTCCTATAGGCATGTCCCATTTGTGCGACCATACCATTGGTACTTGATTGTTTTTAAAACCGGATTTAACAGCTCCTGGTACTACAACATCTCCATCACTATCAAGAGAGTTAAATAGACTGAAAACTGCTTCTACTTGACCAGAGTCATCTTTTAACTCTATGTCTATATTTTTAGATTCGTTATTCATCATACCTCAATATTCTACAATATAAATTTGTAGAAGCGCGTTTTAATTATTGTATAATATGATTTGGACTTTCAGTGTTTTATTATCTAAAGTCTGATATTATTCTGAGCTTTGACACAAGCACTTTTACACTTCTATCTGTCTTTTGATGCTTACCATTTTCTAATCGAGCCCACACCATAACAGTTGCTTCATCATCATTTACTGATGTCACAATGCCATGAACAATTGATGGTGGGTCTGGGTCTTTATTGATTGACCAACTAACAGCTTGTCCTGCTCTGACTGATTCTGCTTTAGTACCAGATTTCTTAGAAGACAATGGATGTGAACTTGGTAGTAAGTCTTGGTCATAAGGTTTTCTTCTAAACTTACCGCTTCTTAATGCTCTCAAAAACCCGTTAACTCTGGCCATTGCCCACTGGTCAGAAGATGTAACATTACCTCTAACAGAACCAGGATTAGTTCTATATGCTCCTACACCTCTGTTAAACACAGCAATAAGCATTCTAAGTGTTGCTCTGTGTTTTGGATTTTTAGAGTTATGTTCTTCTACCTTTTTCTGTAAAGATTTTCTTACTCTATCAGACACAGCTTTCATTAAATAATCTTCTGCTATATCTAAAGATTTTTTTCTTCTCTCTCTAATAACTTTTTTGTAATCGTTAACAACTGACTTCATTTGTGAAACACCGCCGGCAGTTACTCCGCCTCATTTCATAACAGCAATAGTTCCGTTGAGTCTGTTATTTTTCTTGTGACGATTCATAAAGCGTTCTCTTCTCTTAACCCAGTTAAGAACTGATTCGCTTCTGTCTCCGCCTTTATAAGCTGTCCATTTATTGAAAGCATCGTTACCAGTAAATGAAGTAGGAGGATTACCACCGGTACCGGCTCTTCTCCAAATCTCTGGCCAGTTTTCTTTTAAATCTTTAACATAAGCATGACCAGGAAATTGTTTATGTTGTGAGTTAGATAAACTTATTTTCTGATTATCTCCACTCCTAGGAAAGTTTGTTATCTTATCTGGTGCTTTTTCTTCTGGACTATTCAGTTTGTCTCCTTTTTCGTACATTGTTTCCGCTTCTTCTAGGGAAACTTTTATTTCTTCGATATCTTTAGACTTTTTAGGTTTGCTTACAGCTTCTTCATATTCTTCATGTGTTTTACAAGGCATGAAAACTTCTTTACCGTCTACTTCGTGACTATGTACACCAAGAGAACAACTTAGTTCTTTAGACCTTTCCATAGCTTCTGCTGGATTATCAAAAACATCTTTATCAAGTGCAATCTTATTTTGGTCAAGTCTTGTAGGTGTACTCAATATTTCGTCCTCCCTTTCTGTATCTTGAGGAAATGTCGTGGTAGTCAATGTTGCTTTAGACTCATCGTCATTGTCATTTACCGTTGCAGGTTCGGACTCGTTGTCATTAAGAAGAGGGCTACCATCTTCTGTGACTTGAATCATATTCATAGGTCTTAGATAAACATCGTGTCTGTTATCTGCTTCAAGACCCACTACTTTTCTAGCTTCGCCAATTGTTACCCAACCTCCTTGAACAGCAGTATTCATGCGTTTATAGAGATTGTCTTTGTCAACAGCTAATGCTCGAACATTGTCAACATCAAATTCACAATATTCATTGTCATCACCGCCGAACTCTGGTCGTAACAATTGATGAGTCACTTCTTGCGCAACCATGCTCCACATTGGGACCATTTTTGACTCCGTAAAGAACTCTCTTAGTTCTTTAGTATTGTTGTATGTAGCTGAGTCAAGACCGGCACCAAGTCCTGCAAGAACAGCTGGAACGCCAAGAACGGCAGATACTCTTTCTTCCGGTATTCTTCTTAACTCTGCTAACTTCATTTGGTCTGGTGAGAAAGATACTATTTCAACATTCATAGCACCAGATAAAACCATAGGAGCACCTCTGTTTTTACCACCAAACTTCTGCTTATACATATCTGCAATAGCTTCAGCTTCGTCTCTCGTTGGACCACCCATAGCATCATATCTTGGGGAGAGGATTACTCCGGGAACAGCCATGTTGTGTAACAAAGCGGCAGTATATTGTCCTGCTGCTTCATCACCAGCAATTTCTCGTAAAACTGATTTTAGAGGAGCCATTCCTCTTCTCATATCATTAGGGTCAACAGATTGTCTTAAGTGAAACATATCTTTCTTGTCAATCTTTACATTGTCTTGACCTTGAAGTCCACCCTGTGGTTGATAATTGTAATGTGTAATTAATTCGTTTTGTGTACCTTTAGCTTCTACTAAATGAGGCATAAGGGGTACTAGCTCCACAACTTCACCTCTCGCGTTCCTATTCTTATATATAAAAGCGTCACCTGCTGCATTAATTGATGTAACAATATAGTTAGCAAGTAACTGCTGTGTCATATATGGATTTGGTCTTCTAAACAATCTAGCAAGTGGATGATTCATATCTCTTTGATAATCTCCTTCGGAGTTTCTCTTAGATACAAGTAATCCTGGTTCAGCAAACGATGTTGCTAAAACATTTAAACAAGCGACAACTGCTGAGTTACCAGTGCCGTCACCTACTTCTGCTATCTTTTTATGGTCAAAGTACCCAGATTCGGTGTTATAACCGTATACAGCTTGATTTAGAAATGAATATTCCTGTTGATTAACAGTAATGCCTTTTTGTTCTCTTCTTATTCTTGCATCAGTTGGTGCATTCAACCAGTCTAATGCTTTTGAAAATCTTGACTTATCTTCAGCCATTAATATGCGCTCCAGCTCTTTTTATCTTGTAGTAGTTGAACACCATACGACAAAGTATCGATAATATCATCATGAGCACCTGCTGGGAAAGTCATTATTTCTCTCTCTACTTCTGGTAGCCAGTGAGTATCTCTTAGTAAAAATACTTCTCCCGCTTCCATTCTTGCAGCTAGGGGTAAAGCTCTTGTAACTTTATCTTTATCCGTCTTAAGATTTCTAACTCGAATACCAGCTCGTTGCGCCATCTGGATTATCGTGGTTTGAAAACCTTGGCGTTCTATACCTACATATTGTAACTTATTTTTGTGAATTGCTCGTTTTATTGCAGGTATGATATCTGGACCTTCCATTTTCTGTCTTACCATGTCTATTATTAAAAGCTTATTATCTGGCGTTTGTGCAAAACTCGTTATAACTGTGTAATCTGAATCTTTATTTGTAGTAGTAGCTAAATCAACAACTCCGTATTTAGGTAAGGCATCTAAGTAGTATTCTGAACCATCAACAATACATTTAAGATTACCTGCTGCGTCTGGAGCAATAATATAATAATTCATCCACTCCGGCTTTAACATACCTTGACCTGCGTCAACAAACTCTGCTAAGTACTCTTGTGCAAAAACTATAGAGCCAACTTCTTTTCTAGCAGACTCTACTTCCTCGGGGTCAATCATAGGATTGTCAGTAGTAGAAAATCTAAATCGTTCCCAGTTCTCTGC